CTGTCGGTTGGTTTTTTGGCTGCCAAGGCGTTGGATTCTCGTGTTGATGAGGCCGATTTTTTTGGTGATGTTGGTTTGCGTTGGCGTGATGCTTCGACGCCTACCCGGGCGGCTACGGCTGATGCTGTGACGAAGCTTGTTGGTGTCGGTATTTTGCCTGCTGATTCTCGTACGGTGTTGGAGATGTTGGGGCTTGATGATGTGCAGGTTGAGGCTGTGATGCGTCATCGTGCTGAGTCGCCTGACCCGTTGGCGGCACTGGCTGGGGCTATATCGCGTCAGACGAACGAGGTATGATAGGCGATGACTTCGGGTGTTGCGTCGAGGTTGGCGGCTACCGGGTATCAGCGTGAGGCGGTCAGGTTTGCTGGGAAGTATGCGGGCTATTATTCTGAGCTTGGTCGTTTGTGGCGTGCCGGCAGGATGAGTGACACGCAGTATGTTCGTTTGTGTGTGGAGTTGGAGCGTGCCGGCCATGATGGTTCGGCATCGTTGGCTGCCAGGTTTGTGTCGGATTTTCGCCGGTTGAATGGTGTGGATCCGGGTTTGATTGTGTATGACGAGTTTGATGCTGCGGCGGCTTTAGCTAGGTCGTTTTCGACTATGAAGATTCTTAAGAGCGATCCGGATAGGGCGAATGACACGATTGATGCGATGGCTGCGGGTTTTGATCGGGCTGTTATGAATGCTGGTCGTGACACGGTTGAGTGGTCTGCGGGTGCGCAAGGCAGGTCGTGGCGTCGGGTTACTGATGGTGATCCGTGTGCTTTTTGTGCCATGTTGGCTACGAGGTCGGATTATACGACTAAGGAAAGGGCACTTACTACTGGTCATACTCGGCGTCATAAGCGTGGTGGTAAGCGTCCGCTTGGTTCGAAGTATCATGATCATTGTGGTTGTACGGTGGTTGAGGTTGTTGGCCCTTGGGAACTAAATAGGGCTGATGCCGAGTATCAGAGGACGTATGAGAAGGCCCGTGAATGGGTTGATGATCATGGGTTGCAGCAGTCGCCTGGCAATATTTTGAAGGCTATGCGTACTGTTGGCGATATGCGATAATTTGATGTGGTTTCCGGTTGTGCATCGCCGGTTATTGGTGCACAGGGTTGTCTCCCGCACGGGGGCCAACAATATTGTGTTGTTTTCCGCAAGGAGTGTAGGTTAGGCTATGGCCGATCAAAAAGTTGAAGAACAGAATGTTGACAATGGTGCCGTGGATTCCGGAAAGGATGGGGTCACTGTTGATGTTGTGAAGGATGAGCGGGCTGCGGGTGAGGTTCGTGGCGGCGATGTTTCCGTGAAGGATTCGGATTCTGGGTCTTCTGGCACGGATTGGAAGGCTGAGGCCCGTAAGTGGGAGTCTCGTGCTAAAAGTAATTTCGCCGAGTTGGAGAAGCTTCGCGCCTCGGATGGTGATGCGGGGTCTGTGATTGATGATCTTCGCCGCAAGAATGAGGAACTCGAAGACCGGATCAATGGGTTTGTTCTTGAGGGTGTGAAGCGTGATGTGGCTGCCGAGTGTGGCCTGTCGGGTGATGCTGTCGCTTTCTTGCACGGTAGCGATCGTGAAGCGCTGGTGGAGTCTGCTAAGGCTTTGAAGGGTTTGATCGACCATAGTAGTGGTGGCGCGGGTGTGCGCCGTCTTGCGGGGAGTGCCCCCGTTGATGATGTTAAACGACGTGAGGGTGTCGCGTTTGTGGATGCTCTTGTCAATAATTCTAGGAGATGATTTGTGATGGCTGAAGATTTTCTTTCTGCAGGAAAGCTTGAGCTTCCTGGTTCTATGATTGGTGCGGTTCGTGACCGTGCTATCGATTCTGGTGTTTTGGCGAAGCTGTCGCCGGAGCAGCCGACTATTTTTGGCCCTGTGAAGGGTGCCGTGTTTAGTGGTGTTCCTCGCGCCAAGATTGTTGGTGAGGGCGAGGTTAAGCCTTCCGCGTCTGTTGATGTTTCGGCGTTTACTGCGCAGCCTATCAAGGTTGTGACTCAGCAGCGTGTCTCGGACGAGTTTATGTGGGCTGATGCTGATTACCGTCTGGGTGTTTTGCAGGATCTGATTTCTCCGGCTCTTGGTGCTTCGATTGGTCGCGCTGTTGATCTGATTGCCTTCCACGGTATTGATCCGGCTACGGGTAAGCCTGCTGCGGCTGTCAAGTCTTCGCTGGATAAGACGAAGCATATTGTTGATGCCACGGATTCTGCTACGACCGATCTGGTCAAGGCTGTCGGCCTTATCGCTGGGGCCGGTTTGCAGGTTCCTAACGGTGTTGCTTTGGATCCGGCGTTCTCGTTTGCCCTGTCTACTGAGGTGTATCCGAAGGGGTCTCCGCTTGCCGGCCAGCCTATGTATCCTGCCGCCGGGTTTGCAGGTTTGGATAATTGGCGTGGCTTGAATGTTGGTTCTTCTTCGACTGTTTCGGGTGCCCCGGAGATGTCGCCTGCTTCGGGTGTTAAGGCTATTGTTGGTGATTTTTCGCGTGTTCATTGGGGTTTCCAGCGTAACTTCCCGATCGAGCTGATCGAGTATGGTGACCCTGATCAGACTGGGCGTGACCTGAAGGGCCATAATGAGGTTATGGTTCGTGCCGAGGCTGTGCTGTATGTGGCTATCGAGTCGCTTGATTCGTTTGCTGTTGTGAAGGAGAAGGCTGCCCCGAAGCCTAATCCGCCGGCCGAGAACTGATTTATTGTTGCGGTGATGTGTCAATGTGCAGGGGGTGGTGTTGATGGGTATCATTTTGAAGCCTGAGGATATTGAGCCTTTCGCCGATATTCCTAAAGATAAGCTTGAGGCGATGATTGCCGATGTGGAGGCTGTGGCTGTCAGTGTCGCCCCCTGTATCGCTAAACCGGATTTCAAATACAAGGATGCCGCTAAGGCTATTCTGCGCAGGGCTTTGTTGCGCTGGAATGATACTGGCGTGTCGGGTCAGGTGCAGTATGAGTCTGCGGGTCCTTTCGCTCAGACTACACGGTCTAATACTCCCACGAATTTGTTGTGGCCTTCTGAGATTGCCGCGTTGAAGAAGTTGTGTGAGGGTGATGGTGGGGCTGGTAAAGCGTTCACTATCACTCCCACTATTAATGGTCGATATGCACATTCTGAGGTGTGTTCCACGGTGTGGGGTGAGGGTTGCTCGTGCGGATCTGATATTAACGGCTACGCTGGCCCTTTGTGGGAGATATGATATGACTAGTTTTCCTTATGGTGAAACGGTTGTGATGCTTCAGCCGACTGTTCGTGTCGATGATCTTGGCGACAAGGTGGAAGACTGGTCTAAGCCTGTCGAGACTGTGTTTCATAACGTGGCCATCTATGCTTCCGTTTCGCAGGAGGATGAGGCCGCGGGGCGTGACTCTGACTATGAGCATTGGTCGATGCTTTTCAAGCAGTCTGTTGTGGGTGCTGATTATCGTTGCAGGTGGCGTATCCGGGGTGTTGTGTGGGAGGCTGACGGGTCTCCTATGGTGTGGCATCACCCCATGTCCGGTTGGGATGCTGGTACGCAGATCAATGTGAAGCGTAAGAAGGGCTGATGGGTAGTGGCTCAGGATGTGAATGTGAAGCTGAACTTGCCGGGTATTCGTGAGGTGTTGAAGTCTCCTGGGGTGCAGGGTATGTTGGCTGAGCGTGGCGAGCGTGTCAAGCGTGCGGCCTCGGCGAATGTGGGCGGTAACGCTTTCGATAAGGCCCAATACCGTAATGGTTTGTCGTCGGAGGTGCAGGTTCACCGTGTTGAGGCTGTCGCTCGTATAGGCACCACATATAAGGGTGGGAAGCGTATTGAGGCGAAGCATGGCACGCTGGCTCGTTCGATTGGGGCTGCGTCGTGATCGTCTACGATGACCCCAGGAAGTGGGCTAAACGCGTGCTCAAGGATGATGGCTGGCTGTCTGATATACCCTGTGTTGGGACGGTGCCCGATGATTTTACGGGTGACCTGATTTGGTTGGCGTTGGATGGTGGCCCGCAGTTGCATGTGCGTGAGCGTGTTTTTTTGCGGGTGAATGTGTTTTCGGATACGCCTGATCGGGCTATGTCTTTGGCGCGTCGTGTTGAGGCTGTTCTGGTTGACGGGGTTGATGGTGATCCGGTGGTGTTTTGTAGGCGTTCTACGGGTCCTGATTTGCTGGTTGATGGTGCACGTTTTGATGTGTATTCGCTTTTTGAGCTGATATGTAGGCCTGCGGGGTCTGAATAAGCTTATTGTTTTTGTTTTAATGTAATTGTTTGATATTTAATGGGGGTTGTGATGGCTGCAACACGTAAAGCGTCTAATGTTCGTTCAGCGGTTACTGGCGACGTTTATATTGGTGACGCGCACGCGGGTGATACTATTAAGGGTGTGGAGGCGGTTCCTTCCGGGCTTACAGCTTTAGGGTATTTGTCTGATGACGGGTTTAAGATTAAGCCTGAGCGTAAAACGGATGATTTGAAGGCTTGGCAGAATGCGGATGTTGTTCGCACTGTGGCTACGGAGTCGTCTATCGAGATTTCTTTCCAGCTGATCGAATCCAAGAAAGAGGTTATCGAGCTGTTTTGGCAGTCGAAGGTTACTGCCGGATCCGATTCGGGTTCGTTCGATATTTCTCCGGGTGCCACGACGGGTGTTCACGCCCTGTTGATGGATATTGTTGATGGCGATCAGGTTATTCGCTACTATTTCCCCGAGGTTGAGCTTATCGATCGTGACGAGATCAAGGGTAAGAATGGTGAAGTGTACGGGTATGGTGTGACGTTGAAGGCTTACCCTGCTCAGATTAATAAGACTGGTAATGCGGTGTCTGGTCGGGGGTGGATGACGGCTTTAAAAGCTGATACTCCTCCGGCCCCGAAGCCGGAGCCTCCTACGCCGCCTAAGCCTGAGCCGGATCCTAATCCGCCGTCTAATAACTGATACACATAGT